TATCATCAACAACAACAGCAACTGCAGTATCAGTTGGAGCAACTGTAAATAGTTTAGCTCCATTTGTATTACCACAAGGTGCTATACCACTTAGTTTTGCGGTATTAACTACTTCAGCTGGTGGAGCAACAACTACAGTAAATTTAGGATCAGCGGGCAGTACAACAGGTATTGCTAATAATTTAGTTACTGGTGCTAAAGGTGTAGTTGCACTTACTGGAACTTTAGTAGTTGCAGCAGGACTTACAGCTAATACAACAGTTGTAGGAAGTGTTGGATCTACAGCAGGTACAGGTAACGTTTCAGGTGTATTTACATATACATTTAATGACGCTACGGCTAAACCTGGTGAAGAAACATACACTAACTAATATTCTTTTGTAGGGACTCTCCGGGGTCCCTATAAAATACAAGGAGATTTTTATGTCTTATAAAAGTGACGTCAAACCGATATACATAGCATCATCAAGTACTAATGCTGTTGCATTTACAGGTAGAACACGTTTAAGAGGAATGGTTGTTCAATCAACTGGAAGTTCTGGAAGTTTAATTGTTAATGGTTTAGCAAATGCTACAACTGTTAGCTCTTCAACTAATACACAAGTATATTTCATCGTTCAAGTAGGAGCTGGTGGAACACAATCAATTTACATACCCGAAGATGGAGTTTTATATGGCTCTAATAATGCAGTAGGTTGTGTGGATGGTCTTGGTGTAACAGGAAATTCATCTTCTTTAAGTGCGATATTATTTATAGATAAGTAGTAATAAAATGACTACATCCGGAACTACTTCATTCAATCTGGATATCGATGAGCTTTTTCAAGAAGCTTATGAACGTATTGGTATTGATGGAAGTAGAAGTGGATACCATTTAAGATCAGCAAGAAGATCACTAAATATTTTACTATCAGAGTGGGACAACAGAGGAGTCCATTTATGGAAAGTAAAACTTGCAACTGTTAATTTAGTATTAGGACAAGCTGAATATAATTATGCAGCTGATACTGCTAATTATCCTAATGATATTAATGATGTTTTAGAGGCTTATGTTAGAAATAACACAGTTACTACTGCACCTGTTGATATTTCTTTAACAAAAATAGATAGATCTGCTTATGCAGCTTTACCTAATAAATTATCTCAAGGAACACCATCTCAATACTATGTACAAAGAACTTATAGTCCTAGCATATTTTTATATCAAACAGCTGGATCTGGTTTTTCAAATTCTGCTAGTCCAACTAATTATCAATTAAGATTTTATTATTTAGCTAAATTAGAAGATGCAGGTGCTTATACAAATACACCTGATGTTGTATTTAGATTTTTACCATGTTTAACTTCTGGTATGGCTTATTATTTAAGTATTAAACATGCACCACAAAGAACTCAAGAATTAAGATTATTTTACGAAGATGATTTACAAAGAGCTTTAACTGAAGATGGACAAAGAACTTCTTTATTCATTTCTCCTAAAACTTATTTTGGGGATGGTCTATAATGACAACTTATTCGTCAGGTAAGAAATCCTGGGCAGTATCTGATAGATCAGGACAAAGATTTCCTTATATTGAAATGGTTACCGAATGGAATGGTTCCTTCGTGCACGTTTCTGAATACGAGCCTAAACATCCACAGCTAGAACCTAAAGTTCCAGGTAATGATCCTCAAGGTTTACAAAATGCAAGACCTGACAGAGTTGAACCAGCTGTATTAGTAAAACTTGCTTACAATCCTTTTTATTCAATTTCAGGAAGTTCTACTATTTTAATTAATGATCCAGGACATGGTAATAAACTTGGAACATCTATTGTTATAACAGGTGCATTAGCAGGAAATGGTTTCACTATTCCAGTTTTAAATACAACTATTGGTTCTACTTTAACTTCTGTTAGTTCAGATACTTACAGTATTAATTTAACTAATACTGCAAATGCTACAGGATATTTTGGTGGTAGAAATGTAACTATAGGTCCTAGTGCAGTTGCTTTACCAGAAAATCCTTTTGTAGTAAGTATTGGAAGCTCTACAATTAGAGTTAATCAACCTAATCATGAAAAAGTAACTGGTAATACAGTTGTATTTTTTAATGTTAATGCTTTAAATAATTTTAATTCTAGTTCAGGGTTTACAACAGATGTACTTGCAACAACAACTGGTTACAATATTACAGTTGTTAATGTTAATAATTATACCTTTAATGCATCATCAGGAACTGCTATAATAAACGGAGTTATTGGTGGTGGAAACGTAACAGCGCAAACAATATGAATTACGGAGATTTAAGAGATCAAATTAGAAACTATGCAGAGTTAGATAGCAACATGTTATCTGATACTACTGTTTCTATTATTGTACAAAATACTGAAAATAGAATTTACAGAGAATTAAATATTGATGCTTATAAATTATATGCTTCAGCTGTAACTATTTCAGGAACTTCTACTATTTCTGTTCCATCAGGTCTTAGAAATATTAGATATGTAGAAATGATTGATGGAAGTGGAACTGTTGCTAATTTATTAGAAAAAGATAGTTCTTATTTAGCTGAATATAGCCCAACACCAGGATCTTCTACTTATTACGCAGAACCTAAATATTATGCTACTTGGAATGATACAACTTGGTTTGTAGCACCTACACCAGATTCTAGTTATATAATAAATATTGCATATTACAAACAACCTGCTACTATTACATCTGGCGCTACAAGTACAAGTTATGTATCTGTATATGCTCAAGATTTACTTTTGTATGGATCTCTGGTAGAAACATATAAATATATCAAAGGGCCTGATAATATGATAGCTGTTTACGAACAGTCATATCAACAGGCTAAACAATCCTTTGGTATTGAACAAATTGGTAGAAGAAGAAGAGACGAGTACCTTGATGGTGAAGTCCGTATTCTTCCTCAAGGACAACAACAAGGTTAATAAGGAATTAATATGGCAAATATAGTACCGGATTCATTTAAACAAGAATTGTTTTTAGCAACACATAATTTTTCAACAACAGCAGGTAACACTTTTAAATTAGCACTTTATACAACTGTGACTGGTTTTTCTGCAAGCACAACAAATTATATTACAACAAATGAAACAAGTGGCACTGGATATTCTGCAAGTGGAACTACTTTAGTTAATTCTACAGTAACTGTTGCTCAAAACGTTTCTTTTGTTAGTTTTAATAATGCAACTTTTTCTACTGCAACATTAACAGCATCTTGTTGTTTAATTTATAATACAACTCAGTCTAGTAAAGCTGTTGTTGTTTTAGATTTTGGTGGAAGTAAGACTTCAACAAACGGCGACTTTACTATTCAGTTTCCAACAGCTAACTCAACAAGCGCAGTTCTAAGAATCTCTTAGTAATTTTGCCATAGGACATTTATGGCTACAGATACTTCTTGGGGATATGAGGGATGGAGCTCCTATAATTGGGGCGGACTTGGCCAAGACGTTACAGTTTATGTAGGTGGAACATATCAACCAACATGGGGTGCTTCTACTTGGGGAACTGGTCCTTATAGTGATATCAATCCAGATCCAAATTTACAATTAACAACTCAAACAGGTTCTGTTGTCATTGGAATATCTGCTAGCGTTGTTTTATCTTCAGCTGAACTTGGAATTTCTACAGGTACTTTAACTATTGGTGGTAAAGCAACTGTTACTACAACAGGAAACCAACTTACATTAACTATAAATAATGCAACTATAGCTGCAAATGCAAATGCAAATGCTTCTACAAATTTATTAGAATTCTTAGTTCAAAATCCAAGTATTTCTGCAAAAGGATTTACTGAAGCTGTTGTTGGAAATGAATTAGGTATTTCACAAGGAACTCTTAATTTTAAAATTGATCAAATATTATCAGCTACAGGTTCATCTGTTCAATTAGCAACAGGTCAAGTTGTTATTGCTCTTCCAACAATTGTAACTGCAACAGGAACAAGTGTAACAACTCAAGTTGGTAATGTTAGTGTAACTGCTAAAAACTTTATTGATGTATCTGGTAACTTAGTAACAATATCTACTAACAATCCAACATTATCATTAGGTGCAGGAGTTATAC